TGTGTTAGTTATATAAGGCGCCAACAAGGCGCCTTATTTGTATAAATACATACATTATGACATTCTAGGAATTACAATTATAATGTATACATACAAAGCAAAACTAATAAGAATAATTGATGGCGACACAGTAGATGCTGAAATAGATTTAGGCTTCGGCGTATTTTTAAAACAGCGTATTCGCCTATATGGAATTAATACACCAGAATCACGTACTACTGATTTAGAAGAAAAAGAACGTGGTTTAGCGGCTAAACAGCGCTTAACTGAAATACTAGGCAAAGAGTTTATCGTTGAAACTATACTTAACAAAAGAGGCAAGTTTGGCAGAGTGCTAGGTATTCTACATGTTGAAAATGAAGAAGGCACTCGTATGAATATCAACGAGCAACTTGTCACTGAAGGTCACGCTGTAGAGTATGACGGAGGTCCAAGAAGTTAATGAAACTATTCGGATACTGGACAGTATTTGTAGCACTAGGGATTAGTGCTGTAGCCGCGTACTACAGTATTGTCGGATTGGTTGCCATATTTGCGGCCGCTATGTTGCCTATTATTATAATGGGTGCGGCATTAGAAGTTGGCAAGATAACTACGGCTGTGTGGCTTCATACCTATTGGGATAAAGCGGCATGGCACATTAAAACATATTTAAGCATAGCACTAGTTTTGCTTATGTTCATTACTAGCATGGGAATATTTGGATTCCTATCAAAGGCTCATATTGAGCAGACAGCACAGGCTACGGAAGGTGTTGCTCAAATTGAGAGAATTGAAACCGAGATATCAAGATTTGAAGAAGTTGTTGCTCGTGCCGAAGTACAAATACAAAAACTTGAAAATGCGAATGTGGACGCGGACGAAGGAATCCAGCAGAAGATAGACGCAGAGCAACAAAGAATTGATACGGCTTATGAAAGAATTCAACCAGCTATTAATGAGCAAAAGCAACTTTTATTGGACAACTTGGCACCATATGAATCACAATTAACAAGTATAGATTCGCAATTGAAATTATACAATACATATAACGCTGAGAATAATATAAGAGACCTACAACGTCTTGTAGGCACAACACCTGACGGTCGTTATGGCCCTGGTACTAAAAAAGCAGTAGATGATTGGTTGACTACTCAAAATAATCAACGTGAAGAAACACTTGCCAAATTACAAGAATTAAGAGATAATAGTTCTAATGAGATACAACGCATTCGTAAGATTGCTGAAAACGAAATAGCAGACAGTAACAAGTTAATTAGTCGTTTACGTGACCAACTAGGAAGAAATGATAACTCTGAGCAAATTGCGCTTGATATATCCGAACAACGAGATAGAATAAAAGAAGCAAATGTAGAAATTGAATTGTTGTTTGACCAAAAGTTTGAAATAGAAAAACAAGCACGACTATTAGAAGCAGAAGTAGGGCCAGTCAAGTACATAGCAGAGATGGTATACGGCAATGAAGCCACGACTAACATGCTGGAAGAAGCTGTTCGCTGGGTTATTCTTATTCTTGTAGTAGTATTTGACCCATTGGCAGTTGTATTGATTATAGCGGGTATCACACTTATAGAGAATGCTCCTAGTCGTGAGAAAAAACAACCAGATAAAAAAGAAATTCCTATGCCAGAAAAACCGATTGAAGAAATGGAACACAATGAAATAATGGAAGAGTTCTCACGAATGAATCAAGAAATTGAAAACTCTTACGGTGACATTGGTGACTATAATCCAATGGTTCGTGAACACAATCGTAAATCTGAATCAGTGGAAGTCAAACTTCCTGAGTTTAACTTTGAAGAGCAAACTACATCAATTCCGTTGGTTGATAAAGAAAAGCCAAAAGAACCAATTGTTGAACATCATCCAGCACCTTCGTTGATTGATTACGAGGCTGAATTGGCACGTAGAGCAAACGAAAGTAAGAGTAAGGAAGAACTTATCAAGGATATGCTGTCTCATACTGACCCAACCAAGCTAGAAGAAGTTTATAACAAAATAACTAAAGATTTGAATCAAAAGAAAGAAATCTAAGGATTATACATGAAACAAGATAACAGTACCTATACTGTAACGGCACCAGACCTCATGCTGACTGAAAATGGCATGTCTGTTCTTATCACCTGTAATGATGAAGAGAAGATACAACAAATAAAAGATATCTTTGAAAGTATTGTACAAACAAGTATTATCTTTAATGTTCAACGAGCGCCTACTAATGAGAGTACGGTAGCATGGTTATGGTATGTATCACAGCCGTGTGATATCATGATTATTGATATTGACACATGCTCGCCAACTGATGTATGTGCCGCACTCCTTCGTCCTCGTGATGATAATCATATTACTGTTTTTCTTAGCGAGAAACATAAACGCAAAGATATGATTCGTCTTCTTAATGCTACAGCGAGTTATCCCATTCTAAATAGTATAGAAGAGTTAGAATGGTATATTAAAATGGAAATGAAAGTAGTAGACGAATGACACAAAATCTACACTGCAACTTTTGCGGCAAAACACAAAAAGAAGTAGATAAACTACTTGCGGGTCACGATGACACACATATCTGTGACCGGTGTGTTGAGTTATGTCATAACGTCTTACTTCGTGATGATACCAGAAGAAATGAAGACAAACGCAAACGCAGACTTAAAGAGTTATATATTACGCCTAGGCCTCGTGAAATACATGAGGCATTAAACGAGCATGTTATCAGCCAAGAGCATGTAAAGAAAGGCGTATCGGTCGCAGTGTATAATCATTGTAAGCGCATATTCAACGAGACTGATGTGCCTATTCAAAAAAGTAATGTATTGCTAATAGGTCCAACTGGAGTAGGCAAGACATTAATCGCACAAACATTGGCAAACTTTTTAGATGTACCATTCGTAATAACAGATGCTACTACCATAACAGAAAGTGGATATGCTGGTGATGACGCGGAAGTTCTCATACACAAGCTACTTCAAAACGCTAACTATGATGTATCTAAGGCAGAGATAGGCATTATCTATGTAGATGAGATTGACAAGAAAGCCAAGCGCAATGATATGGTTAGTTTAAGTCGTGATGTGAGTGGCGAAGGCGTACAACAGAGTTTATTGAAGTTAATGGAAGGCACAGTGATGAAAGTGCCTAACAAGCCAGGTGCTCATCCAGAAGAGGTAGAGATAGACACAACTAACATACTGTTTGTGGTAGGTGGAGCGTTTGTTGGCTTGGATGATGTAGTAAAACAGCGAATAGGCAAGAAAAAGATTGGTTTTAATAATTCAAGCATAAATAATAATGACGACTGGATAAATCATTTGGAGACACACGACCTTGTGAAGTATGGATTGATACCAGAGTTTTGTGGTCGTCTTCCTAGTGTAAATGTTCTACACGAGTTGAGCAAAGACGATTTGATTAAAGTATTGACTGAGCCGAAGCATAGTTTGGTAAAGCAATATCAGGCGTTATTTAAACTTGACAAAATAGATTTAGAGTTTAAGATCAAAGCATTGGAAGAGATTGCGCAAAAGGCAATCGACCAGGACCTTGGGGCACGTGGTCTCAAGAAAATATTAGAAACGGCTTTAATGGAGACGCAATATAATCTCCCAGAGCTAAGTGAGCAAAAGGTAGAAAAAATCATAGTGACGGAAGAAACTATTACACGAAATGCTAAGCCCTTTATGATTAAAGGTAGTGTTTCGTGAGAAACGATAACAGACGCGGACGCAATCGTGTCCAAGACAAATATGAAGGTATTATCTATAACGAAGCCATTCGTGCGAAGGAAGTGCGAATAGACGGAGAGATAGTAGATTTTAAACAAGCAATGTACGAGGCACAAGAGCAAGAGAAAGATATCATTCTTATCAATGCTGCCGCTAATCCACCGGTGTGTCGCATAGTGGAGTTGAATAAGTACATGTATGAGCAAAAACAGCGTGAAAAAGAGGCTAAGAAAAAGCAACGAGAAAACGCTGTAGAGCAAAAAGAAGTTCGTATGGGACTTAACATTGATACAGGTGATATTGAGGTTAAGTGTAATAATATTCGCAAAATGCTGGCTAAAAATGCTAAAGTCACGATTACTGTCACACTTAAAGGACGGGAACGAGGCCGGGCGGATTTGGCAGAAGCATTAATTAAACAATTCGCTGAGAAACTTGAAGTGGAGCTAGAAGGCTTTTCACGGTCAGGAAACAGAGTCAGCGCAAAAATAGCATAAGGTAAACAATGAGTAACAGGAATAACCCAGCACTACCACGGGGCTTTGGTCTTACGGTAGAAGTACAAAACGGTAATGTAGAACAAGCGCTACGCAAGTTCAAAAAGAAAGTCAACAACGATGGCAAACTTCAAGAGTATCGTGAACGATGTGAATATGAAAAGCCAACTACTGCCCGTACAAAGGCAAAGAAGCAAGCGGTTTCTCGGAATCGTAAGCGTGTATCACAAGAAAGTCTCCGTACTAATCGTTTATACTAAGAGGTAATCATGGACTTTAGACCAATAAACAAGTTTATTTGTGTTAAACCTGAACCCGTGTTAAACAAGTCCGAAGCTGGCATTGTCTTTGTAGAAAAAGAGAGTGCCAAACCTTCCCGTGGACTGGTTGTTCGTGCCAGCGCCAGTGCCACGGTAAAAGAAGGTGACACTATCCTGTATGTCCAAGGTTCAGGAGAAAAAGTTAAACTTGGCGACCAAACATATGTCATCATGGATGACGAAAAAGTTGTTGGAATAGTAAAATAATTCTTGACAACCGTGATAAATACAATATATAATGAATTTAAGAAAGTAGTAAGAGTACTGCTATCTTAATAGAGGATGCCAGTAGGGTCCTCGCAATCTTGCTTAATAAAGGAGAAAACATTATGTTTCAAGCAATTAATACAATGATCACTAGCGTTTCCGACGCACAGAAAAACTTCGTAGATACTTATTTTATGGATTCTTACAAAGAACCAGCACTAGCGGCAGTTGAAGCTAATCGCTCACTTGCTAACGGTATTGTTTCAGCGGCTGACTCTTATGTAGCCGAAGCTAAGAAAGCATTTAAACTTTAATTTACGGAGGATTTCAAAATGACACGACTAACTACTAAAAATCTACCTGACTTTTACAAATCAACTGTTGGTTTTGACCGACTATTTAATGAAATGGAACGAGCATTCACTAGTACTACATCCAGTGGATATCCTCCATACAACATTGTGAAAACAGGTGACAATGTATATGTTATTAGCATTGCTGTGGCAGGGTTTGATAAAAAAGACCTAGAAGTCACACATGATGGTAATAAACTAACTGTTACTGGTACAGCACCAGAGCAGGACGAAACAGTAGAATATCTACATCGTGGCTTAGCGGGTCGTTCGTTTGAGCGTCAATTCCAACTAGCTGACCATGTAGAAGTAACTGATGTAAGACTTGAGCTAGGTGTACTAAACGTTTATCTAGAGCAAATCGTACCAGATGAGTTGCTTCCACGCAAACTTGAAATCAAGTAAATAAACACTTGGGCGGTGTAACAGCCGCCCTTTTTCTAAATGAGGTTAATATGTCACAAGTACAACGAAGTACTAGCACAGAAATGACTAAACTTAAAGGTCCTAGTAAATATCATGTCATTATGCTTAATGACGATACAACACCAATGGATTTTGTAGTAGCCGTTCTTATGAATATATTCAATAAGACTACGCAGGAATCACATGAGATTATGATGGAAGTACATGAGAAAGGACGAGCAGTAGCTGGCACCTATTCATATGAAGTTGCTGAGCAAAAGTCAGTAGAGACTGTTACAGAGGCTCGCCGCGCAGGTTTTCCTCTTGATGTGAGTATTGAAGAAGAATAAACTAATAAATGAACATAGCAATAACGCAACGTGTTATTGACTACCGCAACGGACCCTATGACAGCATTGACCAAGGGTTCTATAAAATGTTTGAAGGTCATAACCTTCGTCCAATCCCCAACAACTTAAAACATTTCAACTCAGACACTATCAAGCAATCAGACTTGGTAGTGTTTAGTGGCGGCAATAGCATGTTCCCTGACAACTGGCAATATAATGAAGAACGACTCCGTGTAGAGAAACATGTTCTTGAGATTGCTTGCCGCTACAAAAAACCTATATTAGGCATATCTCGCGGCACACAGTTCTTGACTGTGAGCATGGGAGGCAAACTAGAAAAAAGTACTTTACATACAGAAGACCATGTAGTACACTATCATAATAATAAAGTAAATGTAGTCAGTAGACACGAAGAAGTATTAAGTGTACTACCTCCTGGTGCTACGGTTATAGCTAGTGATGAACATGGATATTGTGAATCATGGCGACTTGCTAATATAGCAACAGTGTTGTGGCATCCAGAGCGAATGGAAGACTGTTGGATACCTGAAGAAGTTAAACAGGCAATAGGATTATGAAAGTAGGTATTACATTTAGTAAATAGAGTTACATTTACAACATTTGATAAATAAATGTATAAGGAGAACATTATGTTTGGATACATTTATGAAACAACAAATCTTGTAAACGGCAAAACCTATATAGGAAAAAAGAAAGGCGATTTTGATAGCACTTACTACGGCAGTGGAACGATACTGCAACGAGCACTGGAAAAATATGGCAAAGAAAACTTTGAAGTTATAATGCTATCTGTGTATGATACAGAACATGAGCTAAACGATGCGGAAGTAATGTTTATTGAAACCCGCAATCCGACGTACAACATAGCAAAAGGCGGCGAGGGCGGTGATACTCTTGCCAGAGCAGACGAAGAATATAAACGAGAAATTGTTGCCAAACGAAATCAAGGACTGAAAAATGCGTGGAGTAATTGTTCGGAGGAACAACGCAAGCAGTGGGGAGAAAACATTAGCAAATCTAAGAAAGGCAAAGCAACTCTTCCCGATGGTTATAGACACAGTGAAGAAGTCAAGCAGCGTATTAGAGAGAGCAATAGAAACGTTACGAAGTCTGATGAATGGAAGAAAAATCATGCTAATGCGATGAAATCAAGACGCGGAAAATCTTTAGTAAATAGACAAACTCCGGTAGAAATAGATGAAGTTGTGTATCCTGGTGTCATTGCTGCCGCAACAGCATTAAATGTTTCAAGACAAGCTATCAATAGATGGATTAAAAAAGGAAAAGCAAAATATGTTAAAAAACAGTAAAGTCGGAGTTGTATTTTCTTCATTTGACTTGCTTCATAGTGGGCATATTCAAATGTTACGAGAAGCAAAAGAGCAATGCGATTATCTTATCTGTGGTCTTCAATTTGACCCTAGTGCAGATAGACCAGAAAAGAATGCTCCCGTTCAAACGATAGTGGAGCGTTATACACAGCTTCATGCTGTTAGCTATGTAGATGAAATTATTCCATACGCTACCGAGCAAGATCTTGAAGACGTTCTTGAAATGTATCATATTGATGTACGAATTCTAGGAGACGAGTACAAGGAGAAAGACTTTACGGGAAAGGACATTTGCAAACGTAGAGGTATTCAACTATACTTTAATAAGAGAGACCATAGATTTAGCTCTAGTGGTTTGCGCAAACGAGTAGCGGAGAAAGAGAATGGCAAAGATTCACGCAATGATTGACATTGAGACACTAGGCAAAGAGCCAGGCTCAGTGATATTAACAATCGGTGGTGTAAAGTTCGACCCAAATGACCCAACAAGGGAGCCATTCGGTGAGTTCTACTATAGGTTTGATGTTGATTCGCAACTTGAAAAAGGTCGTGAAACAAATGAAGATACTATTGCTTGGTGGGGTACACAAGACCCGGCGGTAATGGAAGAAGCACTAGGCGAAGATGGACGCACTTCAGTACCAGAAGTGTTAGCCGCATTAAATAAATGGTTAGTGGGTACTGACAACGTGTGGGCACACGGTATAGTGTTTGACATTGTATTAATGGAATCACTATACAAAGACTTTGATATGAAGTATCCTTGGCCATTCTGGAAAGTACGTGATAGTCGTACATTGTTTGGCATTCTACCAAAAGACCCTCGTAAGAGTAAAAGTTTTGACGCACACAACGCATTAGAAGATGCCCGCATTCAAGCGGTATGTGTTCAAGAAGCTATACAGGAGCTAGGAGTTACGTTATAATGGCAGTATATGACTCAGGTGGCAAGAAAAAAGACCACAAGAAATACAAAGAAAACTACGAAAAGATATTCAATGGAACATGGCCATGTCCTGTGTGCGAAGGCACACGAGCGAAAGGTCACACAGAAGATTGTCCTCATCATTGGAAAAATAAATGAAATACGATTTTGTTGTCAGAGAATTAAGCAGAAAAGTGGCTACTGAATTTGTACAGAAGTATCATTACTCACCGGTAATGCCAAAACTTACAAAACACTTTCTCGGCTTTTTTGTTGAGAACAAACTGGTGGGTGTCCTAACGTTAGGTTGGGGCACTCAACCA